CGGAAGTTTTCTGCTTTCTTGATGTTTGCTACGGCATAGTCAATAACTTCTTTCTGCCATACCTTACGAGCCTTTTCATACTTAGCCTCGTTTGCTTCTTGTGAAGCGTAGTCTGTTTCTAGTTTCGCTAGTGATGTTTCTAATGCTTTGATTACTCTTGCAGTAGGGATTTTAACTGAGATTGCTTTTCCTCTTGCCATCTTTTATTTTCTCTTTTCTTTTTGTAGTGGATTTTGTTGGGGGGTTGTGTTGAGCAGTTTTACATCTTGCTCAGGATAGAAAGGCTTATGCCTTCCAAGTAGTCCAGCGTGTGTTACCATTTACATCTAACTTTACACGAACTGTGTTTTTGTTAGTTGGTGCAATTTCAAGAATTGTACCTGTAACCTTTGACTTCTGTGTTGTGTAGAGGTCGCCTACCTTGTATGTTGATACTGATACTGTCATTTGTTTCTCCTTTGTTGTTGTTGTATGTATTAAGTGTAACATTTCCTACTGACATTTTTCAAGTCCTGCCGTGGTATTTCTCACTATTTGAGACGCTCAGGGGTGTGATTTATGTCACTTTTTATGCCCTAGCCCTGCAAATAGCAAGGTTAAGACTAATAAGGTTATTATGAATAACTCCATTTATCCTCATTTCTTAGTTGCCGAGAATACTATGTCCGCTTTCGAGTATACACACAATGAGCAAGAAACGCAAGCCGAGCCCTTTGTGCTAATTAGTGGGATAGACTTTAGATTTTCAGGACACTTAGCCCCAGGTCTGTTAGTCAATGCTTTTAAGTCTGCTTGTCCTATTAGAAAGTTTTTAGCAAGGTATGCAAGTCTTATGCCATGATCTTTTTTAAGTTCAATACCTGTATTTTTATTCTCGCTATCTGTTGAATAGTATAAAGATAGATTATCTATACCCTGCAACATTAGGGCGGCAGATTTTACACGGGTATAAACCCAGAATTGAATACCTGTATTATTAAGGATGACATTCTTCCATGCCTGTGTATAAGTATCATTAAAGAAATCTCCGTCCCAATGAATACGAAATAGCATAGGGGCATTGCGCTTATTGCAATCAGCAATAAACTCATCTATCATCTGAGTTAATAACACCTGCATGGTGTCAAGGTCTGCGTCTTTCAATAACTCCCAATTATGTAATAGGTTTTTCTTTACTGTTGGGAATACTTTTTCAAGTTTGCCTGCATAGCAAACACTCTCACAGACAGACGTTGCGCCAGGACATGAATAAGCCTTTCCTGCAGGTAATCCGAATGTGTTGGCGATACTTGCTTGTTTTCCATTTGGTGTGACGGCATTTGCTACTTTCCTATCTTTGCTTCTGAGTAATTTAGTAATGGTGGCTACTCGCTTTCTTTCTTTAATTCTAACATAAGGGACTGACATTTTTTTCTATTGTACTTTTTTTTGTTGACAATTGGGGAGGCCGCATTAGAACGCCTTAATTCCATTAAGCGTCTTAATTCTTCTGCAGTTTTCTTCATCTAATAATTTTAGCAGAAATTGGGAAAAATAGCAAATCTTCTTAATTGTGGTGTAGATCACAGGGCCCGGCCCATTTTTATTGAACTGGAACGTACCAATCAATTGCATCATCAAATGCAAACTGAATAATTTCTTTTTCACCAAAATCATTTACAATTTGCACATCATAGTTATCTCCTGTTGAATCACTTTCAATAAATAGCACTTCAACAATTTCATCATTGTAACTAATTAGATCACCAATTTCTAGTGAGTCTGGAGTTAGTGTATCGGCTTTAATTAATTCCATGTCAATCATTGTAGCAGTCATTTATTCTAGCCCCAATCCTAATTCAAATCCTTCATCTTCATTATAGTATTCAATGTTTTCAGGTAGCCATGCGTGTAAGTGGTGTTGCTCAATGATAGCCCATACAGGTGCAGCGGTATTGCCCTTGTATAAAATACCTTCAGGCATCTCAATAGTTTCATCCCACAAATCCTCATTAGCAAAATCAAGAGCCTGTATGCATACTAGAACCATGCTAAGAGGTACTGGAGGATAGTGATTACCTGTTAAGTGATAGCCAATAGCCTGTTCAAGGCTTATGTCAATGTTTTCTGCTAAGTCTGTTGCGAAATTGCTTCCCATTATTTATACCCCTACGCTTTCGTTGTTGTTAGTTAATTGATTTATGTCTGCGACATAGACATTATCTTTATTTATTCCATACTTTAATTGGAATTGAAAGACATCAATGGCCTCATCATAGGACTCAGCCTCGACATTTATGAAAGTGTTAAACTCAAATATTTCCATTATTTACTTACGACCTTTCGTCCTTCACGATAGAAAGTGCGGGTGTGCATCTTTCCACTAGGTTCAGATAAATTAACTGTTGCGTATTCATCTGCAAATCCCCAATCAATGTGTTTATTAAACTCATCAACGGCACTTAGTGCATCTGCATAGCGACCCGTCCAATGAACGGGCTTGCTATCATAGGATACTGTTACTGCGTATAGGTATTCGTTATTCATTATGCATTCTCCTTATAAAATTCGTTCATGATACTTTCAGAATACCATTCACAGTATTCATTTTCAAGTGACACGCCTTTAGCGCACTCACAAAATTCTGTGTCGTATTCTCCTGAGTTATTACCCCAAAAGAGTACGCCTTCATCATGGCAATCAACACAATCAACCAAAAAGTCTAGTAAGTTTCCCATTTATTTATTCTCCTATCTTTACTGCGACTATCGCATAAAAATCTTTACCCCATGATTTTATGCTATCTCCGTGTTGAGGTCTAACACGAACACGATAGGCTTGGTATTCATTTCCATACCATGCATCATGACTTTCTGCATCTTGAATAATTCCTTCAATCTTACGATTACGGGAACGATAGTATTTTCCTACTAGTAGGTTATCTATTGTATAGGTTAGTGCTGACATTTAGTGCCTGCCTTTCTTTGTTAATTAACTTATTACTCTGTAATCCTATCATTTATGGCTGACATTTATCAACCTACTAGCAAGTAATTCCAAATAATGAGACGCTCAATCCATGTGATTAATCTCACACTCTTAAAGCCTGTGGATAACTTGTGGACGACACGCCCGACCGCGCCGGGTTTTTTATTTGAAAAGATCAAGCAGTTTTAAAACTTGCTTAGGTTTTTTATTTAAACTAACTCTGCTTCTAAATCTTTTGTACAAGCACTCCAAAATCTATCTTCATCAAATCTTGGATTGTCTGCACTAAACCATTCACTAAATTCAAAAACTAAATCTTGAAAAGTAATTGAGTCAATTAGGTTTGAAAACTTATTTAGAATTTCTGCAGTTTCTACATAGTCTTTGCGTGTCATCATTATTCGGCCACCTTTAGAATTGCATAAGACCCGCCTGCATTTATTTCATCTAGTGCAGGCTGAATGCGTGGTGCAAGTAATTCTTTTAGCATTGACTCAAGCATGATTACACGCATTGACTCCTCTAGTGCAATAAGTTGTGCACCTACTGGATGAGTTTCGTCTACCTCTGTGATGAAGTGAAGTGAGTGTGGGATTTTTACCATTATTTTTATTTCCTATTCTTTAGTTTGAGTTTATTAGTGTGTTAGTACCACGAAGCGTACCACGAATACCAAGAGTATCGCAAGCGACTTTAACAGATACGCCAACAGGCAATTGTGTTGGGTAAGTGTTGATGAATTGAGCAACCTGACCTTTAGAGGATAGGTTGATTTTTTTTGTAGAACCTGAAAAGGTTTCTAGTGTTACAGTGTAAGTCATTTATTGACTTCCTTTCTTTAAGTGATAGGACTATCCTATCATGGGGGGCTGACAAATCTTGGCATTTATTCGCTAGGCTCACTGTGATACTCGTCACATTTATTTGCTAGGCTCACTGCCTGATTTATCTTTATTTAATTGTTATACTGCAAGTATAGCAAAAAAATCTCACAAAAGCAAATCGACACGCCGTAAATCGGGAAAGTTTTTGTGTGTTTCTTATCACATTCGACACGCCCGACAGCGCCGGGCCCCAAATTTTCGGGGGATCAATTATTTACAAAGAATAAAGAAAGCCAAATACAATCATAGCAATTAAAATAACTAACAATTAATTTTCCTCAATTTCATCTAGTAATTCCCAAAGTATTGGTTCTAATTCTTTAGCAACCAAATCTAATTTAGTTTGCAAGTCTTTCATTCGCTAACCTCTTTCTCTAATAGTATTCCAAGAATTAATTCTAACTGTGGTGTAGTTAGTAATGCTTGGGCACAACCCCATGACCATGCTAAGTCCATGTCTCCATAGTGCTTTTTAGAAAGAGTATTTATCTGTTGAGCAATCTCAAAATTAGTTTTCATTACTTTACCAACCCTTCAAACCACTGAGAGTATCCACCATTGAAGTAGACTTCATCTCCGTTGCAATTAACAAGTGTAGCAGTGATTGACTCTAAATCATCATTGACATAGTGAACCTCTTTTACAAGATAGTTTGTATCGTTGGAGATAAATAGTTTTCCAACATTGGTTTTATTTATTAGTGATAGTGACATTTAGTTTTCTACTTTCTTTAATTCATGTTGATTATTAAGGGGGCGATTGTTATTGGAGAACATGGCTTCAATAACCGCTTTATCTTTTATTGATTGAGCAATTCTTTTTTCTTGTTGCTCTTTAAGAATTCTATCAAAGGTACTCATTAGTCAAAGTATCCAAATTCTCCTATGCAAGAACCACAGATACCTGAGAATTCTTGCTCATGCTTTTCGCAATAAGCGACTTTCTTATTTTCTTTAGTGTTAGTCATTTTTGACCTAACCTTTCTTTATCAAGAACCTTTCTTGATTTTCTTTATACTGTAAGTCTAACATAGACCACTGACAAATTAGGGACATTCTCGGGCGTGTCGGAAAAGTATTTTTGTGATAACCATCACACTACTTATACACAGGTTATCCACAGGACCCGGCATTTTTTTTATGCAGGGTACTGAATAATTATTTATACAAATGATCCCATGCCTTGCGACACATTAAAATGCTTTCGCAATTATTGCAACAAATAACACCATGAGGGTTTAGGTCATAGTCATACATGTCGATTGTGGTAGATACCGCACCACATACGGATTTAATTGGTACATAGGTACTCATTTAGTATTCTCACTTTCTTTAGTAGCATTAGAGATAATTGTGAAAGCCTCAATGCGTTGCATTGCTCTTTTATTCTCTACGAATTTTTTATAGTCTGTTAAGTCCATTATTTACTCACATACCAATCTGTCCATTCAGGCAGACGCTCAGGGTCTCCGTCATAGTAGTAACGCTCAATGTTATTTTCACACATCTCACAGAAAGTGAATTGTGTATCTGCTACATCAGAGATAGCAGTTTTATTAGGGGTATGCTCTTTGCATACTGTGTTAGTTATTAGTGTTATCATTTTTGACAACCTTTCTTTTTTTATTAGTTATTATTATTTATTAAGTTTTTTTGTTTCTCTAATTGCTTAGAGAGAACGACCACATGCAGAGTGGAAACAATTTCCGTCTGACTTACAGTTTTCGTGTATAGTGGCAGGTGCTAATACAACCTGACCACATTGGCAGAGGTTCATTAAACCTCTAGGGTAGTCGCTAAGTGTAGCGACTCTTGCAAAGATTGAGTTTGTCATTTCTGACTCCTTTCTTGTTAAAGACCTTCTTTAACTTTCTTTATACTAGTAAGTATAACAGGGGGGTCTGACAAATTGAGGGGTACAAATCGGACATTAGAGACATTGTGATGTAGAACACATGTGACGTACATCATGTGGATAAACCTGTGGATAACCCCGGTAAAATGTGATGCACATCACATCCAAGACACGGCGTGTCGTCTTGACTTTTGGGGGTATCTATGTTATACTTGCAGTATTAGATAGTTAAAGTATAACTACTAAAAAAGAAAGGTTCATCAAATGAACACTGTTAAACTAAATGAAGTACTCGCTCAGACACCTGAGCAGACCCTAGCAGACTATGCTAGATTAGACGCACTTATCGCTAAGGGTACCTACTCAGATAAGTGACCTAAGTCACACAACGCCTACGGCGTGTCGCCTTGACTTTTGGCGAGGTATCTGATAGGATACTCCTATAACAATTAAATAGTAACACAAATCCTAGTGAGCCCTACTAAGTAGGCAAATAACCTAGGTCAGCAAAAAGGTTAGCAAATCGCTAACTAGATTAAAAGAAAGGTGTTCATCAAATGGATACACTAAACAGAATAAAGGCAGAGCAAGACCTTGCTCGCCATGAAGCACATGAGAAGGCTATGCTAAAGTCTCCTTGGATACGTGAAAGCGTAGAAGCCTATCGCTCAGCAGATGAGGCACAAATCGCTACTGTGGAAGCAATCCGCAAGCAATGGTATGGTTTCTAACATGACTATACTACTCATTATCTCTCTAGTATCTTTTATCTTTATCCCTATTGGAATCTATCTAACAAACGAAGGACACATCTAAAAATGACAATCACATACTCAATCTGGCAAGGCTCTAAACTCATCTCTATTGACAACATTGCACATGAGGTTAAGGCAATAGACCACCTCATCAACTCACTAAACGATAGTGAATTAGGCAAGGGTAAAAAGTTTACCGCAAATGTTATGGACATTAAGGTAGGTAACTAACTCATGACTATTGAATTAGACAACTATGGATTTATGTTTGACCTAGGAGATTTTATTTATGTATCTCTATCGTGGGCTATGCTAATTACTAGCGCAGTTATTTTTGCAGGGTATAAGATTTACAAAAGAAAGAAGGCTAACTAAATGCTATCAGCAATGTATGCACACACATGTGAATCATGTGGAGATACGGGTCTAATTATTTTTGACCAAGATAAAACACACATAGACCCTTGCAAATGTGAATAGGATCTAGGGTAGGGGGTACGCCCCCTCCCAATGGTGTGCTCACTAATTATTAACAATTCTTTTTTGAAAATCACGCATCATACAAACCAAACAAATATTCAGATTTTGCCAAAATGAAAATTTTTACAGATTTTCAGATTTGCCAGGGTATATAACTCTGGATCACCATTTATCCACAGGACATTTAGCATTCTTAAGGGTAGTCTTTAAAGTCATAAAACATCCACACTTTCTACATGTTTGAGACAGTTTTCTAAAAAATGGACATCCTCTACAAATTTCAAGGCGGTATGCAACCAATTCTTCCTGGGACCTTGGTGAATTAGGATTTAATAAATCCCATGGCTTAACATCATCCTGATCTGACATATATCCAGTATATCCTATATCACCATATATCTAATATATAACTTTTTGTTATAATCCAGGATATTAGGCATACTAGAGAAAACTAACCTTTATTAGACATAGGGGATACTTGTATCCTTATATTGTCTATAGGGGGTTTGGGTAACTCTATTTTCGGCGGCGCTTAAATACCGTCGAATTTTAATGTTATAATTTGCATATGACCGCATACTTTAAAGATAGTCTTAGCCATACTGATCCACAGCGATTGAGCCCGAACGGAACCCACTCAGGCCTTGACTTTACAATTCAAAACTGTAATGATTCAGGTTATATATATTTGGGCGGAAACGAAAACGTGTCCTCTTCAAACTTTGGATTTAGAATTTTGCCAAACCATTCTATATCATTCGAACTACCAGGTAAGGATGCCATGTATGCAGTGGCATCGACATCTGGTATGAACGTATCTGTAATTTATACTAGTTTGGAATTCTAATGGCTCGGTTTACACACCCCGCTTTTGGAGACATGGGTGGTCTTACAACAACAATTAACACGTATGCTCCAGTATGGTCTGGAACTGGGCTAACTTATACAAACACTCCAGCAACTGGCTACTACATAAAAATTGGCAACTTAGTAACTATTCAAATAGATGTTTTATTTACAACTGTCACTAACTTTGGAACTGGTCAATATTCGTTGACGCTTCCATTTGCTTCTAAATATCACACAGATGTTTATGGCGGATCTATTCATGATGTTGTAAATCAGGGTGTAGATCATTATAGTATTAAGGGACATCTATCTCCAGCATCAACAGGTATTACAGTGTGGAATATTGGTAGTTCTGCAAAAGATGAACCATTTGATCACAATTCTCCATTTGTATTATCAACAGCAGATAAATTCCATATGTCATTTTCTTATATATGTGAATAATTAATCTCAAATACTGATATAATAATCTTATTATGACTACTACCGATTGGGCTCAATTTATTCTTGCTTTGCTTTCAATCGGAGCGATTGTAGTTAGTTCAATTCGCTGGTATATAAGAGTTCAAACCAAGCCAATCGCTGATGCCATAGAAGATATTAGAAAAGAAACTAAAACTAACGGCGGAACTTCTATGCGTGATGAGATTAAATTTATTAAACTTGAACAAGAAAGATCTGCTAAAACTAGAGCAGCATATAATTCTAAGTTAGATCATATGTATGAAATTCTTATAGAGTTTATATCTAAAAACTCTAAATAGTATATATAAAAGATATCTTAAAAACCTCTTACTTTATACTTCTTTTCTTTATATATTTAGTATACACCTTAATACCCTGGATTTCTACTTTTTAAGTAAAGTTGTTTATAACAATTTTGTAACAATTCTTAATACCCTGGGTTTATAACTTTTTGTTATCATATATATAACGTTTTGTTATAATGTAATATGTCTATGTAATTTAATGTTATAATAAAAGCGCTGGCCCACTAGATTGCTCTACCCACCCCCACTGCCTCTAGTGGGTTCAGCCTTTATTTATGGTATAATCAATGATTATGACATGTTCTTCTTGTTCCCCACAAATTCAAAAATACGGTGCAGATCCTGCCAGTGTTCAATGGAAGGTTGTGCGTGGAGACACAGCAACCCTAGAGGTTGAGTTTCTTGAGATAGACGAGACTACCCCATTTGACACCGATGGCTGGACGTATAAGGCTACTTCATACGATGCCACGGGTTCAGTGCTAGATGACCTTCCAGTAACGGCTACAACAGGAGTTGCTATGATTACAGTAGATCCTTGCATTACTGAAAAATGGGGAACGGCATATAAAACAGTTGTAGCAGAATTACCATTTGATTTACAAATTACTATTCCAGCAGCATCGGGAGAACCAACAGTTTGGACACCAGTTATTGGTACAATATGTGTACTAGGTGATATTACTCCAGGAGGAAGTCTATGACAGCACTACCGCCAGTTATAAAGATTAATGACACACGTACAAATTTTCCACCTATTGTAAAAGTAAACAATAAAGTTTTTAAGGTAAAGGGATAACATGGCATTTCCAGGTACATATAATTTTAGTTATTACAAGGGCGATACAAATGAATTTGTTATTCGTCCTAAGAATTCTTCAGGATCAGCATTTGACCTAACTGGTTTTAGCGCTGCATTTTTTATTGCATCAGCCCGTGGAGATGATCCTGCTTTCTCAGTTGAAGCACAAGCAGTAGTCAGTGCAGTAAACGATACAGTTACTTGCACAATTTTGCCAGGTGTTGGAACAACCTTAGATGCAGGTTCATATGTTTATGACGTTCAGATCACATCTGGACCTTCTGTTATTTATACAATAATCACAGGAACAATTTCGGTCACAGAACAAGTAACTGGAGCAGCATAATGACAGATGTCGTTCTAAATAACGATGATGTTACAGTTCTTGCTCCTCCAGCAATAGTTGAGGTGCTTGTAGATATTGGTCCACAGGGAACTCGTGGAAGCCAGTTTTTTGTCGGGGTAGGAAATCCAAACTCAGTAAGCATTGGACAAACACCAAATCTAAATGATTTATATATTAATACATCTCCTGGTGGAGAACTAGGATATTTATATCAATACAGATCAGAACCTGGTGGAAATGTTTGGGTAGAAGTATTAGATATTTATCCTTCAGTATATTCAGAAAATGCACAAGTTACATTTGAGTCAGGTACTTCAGAAGTTATTATTCCAGTAGCAGATATTGTTACAGTTACTGGTACCCCGCTTGTTTCAGAAAATTTTAGTGTTCAGTACAGTATCGCCCATACTAATCCAGTTGCTTCAGCAATGCAGATTCCAGCCCTAGTAGGTGCAGGAGATAATCTTGTCATTAATCTTGAAGCCGTTGAGTATGCAGGCGCTGCATGGTCTGCACTAGATGAGTCAGTTACAATTCACTTCAACATTACCATTGTTGAAGCGGGATCAGTGTCATACTAGCATCATAATATGGTATAATTTTCAAGAGGTGATCTAATGGCAACAGAGTCAATTGGTACGTTAATACCAACAGCAATTCCAGGGTATACTGATTCAGCAGATATCCAAGCAGCACTACGTGCATACCACTATGGTTCATATACTTATGACCCTGCTAATACATCACCAGCATCACTTGTAAGCCCCTCTATTGCAAAGACTATTTATGATATTGAAGCAGATATCACTGCTCTTGAAAATCGTCCTTCATCAGGTGGAGAAGTAGATGATACAGAGCCAGTACCAGCAGACTTTACACCACCAGAGATTCCAGATGGATTTATCTGGGTAGATTCAAATGGCACAGTAGGTGGACAACCAACATCTGCAACTTCAGTATTTACAAACTCTGCTCCAACAACATCTCTTACAACTGGTGTTATTTGGGTAGATAAAGATCCAACTTCAATTACCGCAAATCCATTTATTCCAACCGCAATGATTAATGCAAAAGGTGATTTAATTGTTGGAAGCGCAGACGATGCAGCAATACGTTTAGCAGCAGCATCTACTAACGGATATGTTCTTTCTGTAAACTCAGCAACAACATCAGGACTTGAATGGATTGTAAACGATCAAGGTGATATTACAGCGGTAACATCTGGAACTGGAATTACAGTTACAAATGGTACAGGTCCAATACCTTCGGTTGCAATCGATACAACCGTAACAGCAGATTTAACAACGGCACAAACTTTAACAAACAAAACTTTGACAACTCCAATTATTAGTTCTATTTCTAATACTGGTGCTTTAACTTTACCAACAAGCACAGACACTTTAGTGGGCCGTGCTACAACAGATACGTTAACAAACAAAACAGTTAACTTAACTAATAATACTTTGTCTGGTACTATTGCACAGTTTAATACAGCACTTTCAGATGCTGATTTTGCAACATTGGCAGGCACTGAAACACTTACAAGTAAAACCTTAACCTCTCCTGCAATTAATACAGGAACAGTATCAAACTCTATTTTGGTAGGACCAGAAGAAAGATGGAATATTGTTGCAGCAGCAGCAAGTTCAACAATAGCAATTGATGCTTTGACTTCTGGTGTTTGGTATTATACTTCAAATGCAACAGCAAATCATACTCTTAATTTTAGAGGTAGTTCTTCAACTTCAATGAACACAATTTTATCAATTGGTGATTCTGTTACTATTTTGTGGTTAAACACAAATGGTGGAACAGCATACTATCCAAATGTTTATCAAGTAGATGGAACTACATCTGGAGTTACAGTAAACTGGTCTGGTGGAACCGCACCAACTGCAGGCAATGCTTCAGGTATTGATGTATATTCTTTTACAATTGTAAAAACAGCAAATGCAACATTTAGAGTATTAGCAGCAGGGGCGGTAAAATACGCATGAGTCCAACATTTTCACCTGTTGGTGGCGGAGGAATTGGTAAAGCAGCCATTACTTCACAATCTGGTGCGACAGTTGACACAACATCTCGCGCTGGAAAAACTATTTATAAGTTTACTGGTTCAGGTTCAATTACAGTTGGTACCGCTGGACTTGCAGAAGTTTTAGTTATTGGTGGAGGTGGAGGCGGAGCCTCCGCATCTAGCCCGTCAAACCTCAAGGGTGCAGGTGGAGGTGGAGCAGGTGGAGTTCTTTATGATACTGATAGATACTTGCCTGCTGGAACGTACACAGTAACTATTGGCGCTGGTGGAGTTGGTGGATTTTATGTCCCTGGTGAAACAGCATATGGAAGCATTGGTAACAATGGACAAACAACGCAGATTGGCATTATTGCTATAGCCCCAGGCGGTGGTGGTGGTGGTGGACCAAGTCAGTTTGCTGAACCATCTGCTGGTGGCTCTGGTGGTGGCAGAGGTGGTCCTTATACTGCTAGCGGTGCAGTAGGAACAGCAGGGTTGGGAAATTCTGGAGGCAATAGTGTTGGCGCTAATAGTGGCGGAGGCGGCGGTGGTGCAGGCGCTGCTGGCACTAATGCTAGTGGTTCTACATCAGGTGCAGGCGGTGCAGGAAGAGCAATTTCAATTACTGGAACTAGCGTTACTTATGGTGGCGGTGGTGGTGGTTGTGGTGCTGGTACTGCTGTAGGTGGTTCAGGCGGTGGCGGTGCAACTGGTACTGCAGGTACTTCTAATACTGGTGGCGGTGCAGGGGCTGAACGCGCTTATTATGGACCAAGTGGTGGTTCTGGATACGTAGTGGTGGTGACTGGATAATGGCACATTTTGCAAAAATAGAAGATGGATATGTTCGTCAAGTTATTGTTGTAAGAAATGAAGATGCTCCTGATGAAGCAACTGGTAAAGCATTTATTGCCTCAATTGGTTTAGATGGTGAATGGATTCAAACTTCTTACAATGGAAACTTTAGAAGTAGATTTGCTGGCACTGGAATGATCTATGATCCAGTAGCAGATGAATTTAAATACTCAGATAATATAGTAGAGGAGATAGTAACAGAGTAATTTCTGTTATAATACAATTATGGCAACTATTAACACTACCGATCCAAAACCAGGGTTTGTCTATGACCTTGATACAGACACATGGTTTCCACTTCTAGGACTTGCTACACAGTCACTAGATGGATTAACAGATGTTATTATAACTACCCCGTCAACAAACCAAGTTCTTGCATATAATGGAACTAACTGGGTAAACTCCTCTGAGGCTGGAGATGTTTCAGCGGTAACTTCAGGAACAGGTATCACAGTAACCAACGGTACTGGACCAATTCCCTCTATCGCAATTGACACTACAGTAACAGCAGATCTTACTACTGCACAAACTTTAACAAATAAAACTTTAACAACTCCAGTTATTTCTTCAATTAGCAATACTGGAACAGTTACCTTGCCAACTGCTACTGATACTTTGGTCGGTAGAGCCACAACAGATACTTTAACAAATAAAACAGTAAATCTTACATCTAATACACTATCAGGAACTATTGCTCAGTTTAATACCGCTCTTTCGGATGCTGATTTTGCAACTTTGGCTGGTACTGAAACTTTAACAAATAAAACATTAACTGCTCCTGTTATTTCATATTCAGTAAATGCTGTTACTTCTTCAACATATACAACTGTAGCAACTGATGCTGCAGCAATTGTAACAATGAATAATGGATCTGCTAATACATTTAGCATTCCAACAAATGCAAGCGTTCCATATGCAGTTGGTTCATCAATAACCATTATTCAAATTGGTGCGGGGCAGACAACAATTAATGCTGTAACTTCTGGAACTACTACTATTGCTTCTGTTGGCGCAACACCTGCTGCCCCAGCATTAAGAGCACAATATTCTTCCGCTACATGCATTAAGGTTGCAACTGATACCTGGTATGTAGTGGGTGATGTTGCGTGACAAAACTTTTCCCTGGCGTTGTAGCATCTGGAATTAGTGGACATCTCTGGGCACCTTCTGGTGCTTATGAGCAGATTGCTTCTACAACTGTAGGTGCTGGTGGAGTCTCTACCGTTACTTTTAATGGTATCCCGCAGACTTATCAAAATTTACAAATCAGAGCACTAGCAAGAACAACAGTTACTGCTGACTTTGACGACTTTTTGGCAATACGTTTCAATGGTGATTCCTCAAGTAATTACGTTCATCACGCTACATATGGTCTCGGCTCTTCTGCAGGTTCTGGAGTGGACAGGCCAATCACGTTTGCTATTGCACAACGAGCATCAACTAACAAAAATACAACAGGGATATTTGGAGCAATTGTATTAGACATTCTTGATTACGCTAATACAAATAAAAATAAAGTTACAAGAAATATAGGCGGTTATGATAGAGGTAATGGAGGCCAGGTGTACCTTGACAGTAATTTATGGCTATCTACATCTGAAATATATTCAATAACTATAACACCTTCAGCAGGAGCATCTATGTCATTTACAGAGTACTCACAATTCGCCCTATACGGAACTAAATAAAGGCTAAAAATGTCTACTACATACACTCCAATTGCTACACAGACACTGGTTTCTACAGCATCTTCTGTTACTTTTTCTAATATATCTGGTAGTTATACGGACTTGGTATTGGTAATCACTGCAACTGGTTCAACAAGTGCTGATTTAATTTTATCTTTTAACAGCGATACAACTGTTGCTAATTATTCAACTACTTCACTTAACGGAAGTGGAAGTTCTGCTGCATCAAATCGCACTACTGTATTGCCTGGTATATCTCTTACAAGTAATTCATACTTAAGAAGCACTGAAGCAATGCAATGGAACATAAGCATACAAAATTATTCAAATGCAACTACATACAAGACTGTTTTAAGCAGAACTGGAAATGTTCCATTAGGTAGAGCCGACCTTGCTACTGGTTCCTGGCGTGGAACACCTGCTGCTATTACTTCACTTACCTTAACACCTTCTCCAGGAACGTTGGCAATTGGATCAACTTTTAATTTGTACGGAATTGCTGCTGCAACTGCGCCTGTTGCTAAAGCAACTGGTGGAACAATAACTACAACAAGTGGTTATACGGTTCATACATTTACAAGCACAGGAACATTTACTCCTTCTCAAAATCTACAGGTTGAGTATCTTGTAGTAGCAGGAGGTGGCGGTGGTTACTTTAATGGTGGATCTGCTGGCGGTGCTGGTGGATTTAGAACTAACGTAGGCGGAGCACTGCTCTCTTGTTCATCAGGAACCGCATACACAACAACCGTTGGCGCTGGTGCTGGCACAAACGCAGATGGAAGCCCTTCTTCTTTTAATGGAATTAACGCAAGCGGTGGAGGCGGAGCAAGCGGTGGCGGATTACTAGGTGGTCCTGGTGGTTCTGGAGCAGGTGGCCGCACTAACAGCAGCGGCTTTGGAGGTGCTGGAAATATTGGTGGATACTTCCCAGTAGAAGGCTACGCTGGTGGTACAGCAGGTGTTGATCAAGGTGGCGGTGGAGGCGGTGGCGCTGGTGGAGTTGGTAATAATGGCCAAGACGGTACTGGCGGTGCTGGTGGTATTGGACGTGTATCTTTGATATCTGGCTCATCTGTTTACTATGCAGGCGGTGGTGGTGGAAATAACGCAGCAGGTGGTACAGGTGGTGGTGGTGCAGGACGAGTTGGTACTGGTGCTGGGTATGATGGTACTGCAAACACTGGTGGCGGTGGTGGTGGAAGCCGTCAAGGTTCAGGCGGTAATGGTGGTTCAGGAATCGTTATAGTTAGGTATAGAAACTAATGGCCGATACATACGTACTCTTACAAAAAATAACTATAAGCGCATCTTCTGTTGCGTCAATAACTTTTTCAAACATTCCACAAACTGGTTATACAGATTTGGTAATAAAAGGTAGTAGCAGAACTACTGGTGATACTTTAATTGGTGGTTTTTCTTTTAATGGTGTAACAACCAATCTGTCTGCGAGACAAATTTATGGAACTGGTAGTGCTGCTGGATCTGTAGGTAGTGCAATAAATACTAATTCTTATGGTGTGGTAGGTGCCGTTTCTTACACCGCCAATACATTTGGCAATTTTGAAGCATATTTTTCTAATTATACTTCTTCTGCTTACAAGATGTTTAATGTTGATGGTGTAGTTGAAAATAATGGTACAGAATCATACAGTTGTTTAGTTTCTGGATTATGGTCTAACACTTCTGCAATTACTTCTATAACATTTACACCAACTGATGGAAACCTTATTCAGTACTCAACTTTCTCCCTATACGGTGTATCAAAATTCGGTACAACACCAACAGAATCCCCATATGCAATAGGTGGAGATATTATTGAAACTGATGGAACTTATTGGTATCATGCTTTCTTGTCATCAGCAGCATTTATACCTACCAAGGATTTGAGTTGTGATGTACTTGCTGTTGGTGGAGGTTCATCTTCGGGACAAAGTGCTGCTGGTGGTGGAGGTGCTGGAGCCGTAGTTTATGCAGCATCAACTTCACTTACAACAACAGGTTATACAGTTATAGTTGGTGCTGGAGGCCCCACATACACGGTTGGCGGTAATACAGCCTTTAGTTCTCTTGTAACTGCAGCAGGTGGTGGTCTTGGTGGTGGAGAAAATACTGCTGCACCGTCTAATACAAATGGCGGTTCTGGTGGTGGAGGTGGCGGTAGTGCTTCTGCTGCTACTAAAGCGGGTTCTGCTGCTGGTTCAGGTAGTTCTGGTGGAACTGTCTATGCTTCTGCTGGTGGTCTAGGAAACCAAAATTACAACGGTGGCGGAGGCGGAGGAGCGGGAGCCGTAGGTGGCTCGGCAACTACAAGCGTTCCTGGTAGTGGTGGTGCAGGTATAAATACCTATTCTACTTGGTTATCTGTAACAGGACTAGGCGTTAGTGGCTATATTGCAGGTGGTGGTGGAGGTTGTACGTTTAATGGAACTCCTTCTAGTGGTGGTGCAGGAGGTGGCGGTGCAGGTGGTCGTTATTCGCCAGCACAAGCACAGACTGCAGGAACTGCTAACACAGGCGGTGGCGGCGGTGGTGGAAACGGTGTAGGTAATGGTGCCGCTGGCGGTTCAGGTCTAGTAATAGTTAGGTATTTAATTTAAATGAAAGGTAAAAAATAAATGGCACATTTTGCAGAGATAGATGAAAACAATATAGTTAAGCAAGTATTAGTTGTTCCTAATTCAGTAGAACATTATGGAGAACTTTATTTATCAAGAGATCTTAATCTTGGCGGTAGATGGGTACAAACATCTTATAATGGTAATATTAGAAAAAATTTTGCAGGTATTGGATATACATATGATGAAATCAGGGATGCTTTTATAACGCCAAAACCATATTTATCTTGGGTATTAAATGAAGAAACCTGTCTTTGGGAGGCACCAGTTGCTTATCCAACTGATGGTATCATATATGTGTGGGATGAAGAAACTATTGATTGGAAGGCTGTTGTAAATGACTGATACATTAAAAAAACTAGTAGTTGATGTTGCAAAAGGAACTCAGGAATATATTGACCTGACCCCTGAAGAAATCGCACAACGTGAAACAGATGCAGCCGCATTTGCAGTAGCAGAGGCAGAGCGAATAGCAGCAGAAGAAGCAAGCGCCGAGGCCAAGGCCAGCGGTATTGCAAAATTGCTTGCTCTTGGTCTTACTGAAGAAGAAGCCCAAGAACTAACAAAATAAGGAGGAATAGCAGACAATAAATCTGCTATAATACAATCATGGCAATTACATTTGATTATTCAGGCAAACCAACATACATGTTCCAGGCTGGAGCAACTTCTACTGATGGTGTTTGGTATGCCGTTGGTGCCAAGATTGATACCGCCGCAGGATACGAATGGGCTGGCGCACAAACATTTTTAAATACTGTAACTACTGATGCTACTGTTATTTTAAGAGATGGTTTTAATAATTTTCTAAACCCTGCTGCTCGTGATGCTGCTTTAACATCTCCTGCTCAAGGTACTCTTGCTTTTATAAGACAAGATTCTGGTGGATCTCCTCTTAATCAAATTCAATTTTATAATGGTACCGCTTGGGTTGCAAATGATGGAGACATTAATGGTGTAACTGCTGGAACTGGTCTTTCAGGCGGCGGTACATCAGGAACAGTTACTCTTTCTGTTGATACAACAGTAGTAGCAACAACAAGCAATACTCTTACAATGAGTGGTAAGACACTTTCTGCTGCAACACTAACTGGAACACTTACTGCAGCATCTACATCTGGAACAAATGGACAATATTTGCAAACAACTGGTACTGGTGTCCAATGGGCGACGGTAACAGGATATTCAGCACCAACACTTGGATCAACAGCATTAACATCTGGTGCAACAATTACAACAATTTCTGGATTAACAGATATTGTTTTAAATGGTCCAGGAAGTATTAAAGATGAACTAACGCTCCTATTAATGGGCGCACTCTAACCTGAAAGGTAGTAACTAATGGCTACAGCAACAAAGGTGCTCGCTAGAACAGCAGCAGCCACATCAAGCACAACACTATATACAGTACCTAGTGCAACAACTACAGTAGTAACTAATATTGTAGTAACTAACTCAGCAGCATCTGCTGCTACGTTTACTCTTACGCTTAACAGCGTTGATATATTTACTACAGCAGCAATTGCCGCTAACTCAACAGCAATGTTTGACTTAAAACAGGTAATGGCAACAACTGAAATTATTGCTGGCTTTGCCAGCGCAGTAACAGTCAAGTTTCACATCAGCGGAGTGGAGATTTCCTAATGGCATCAACAGTATTTCCTGCCCCTTCAACGGCTTCAACACCACCTCTTACAATTGGTGTTCCTATTGGCTTAACACTTCGTAATACTTACACTTCAAGCGCAAGCAGTTTAACTTATCCTGTAACACAGGTATATGCAATTGTTATTGGCGGTGGAGGAGCAGGTGGTACTGGTAGTAATGCTGGTGGTGGTGGTGGTGGTGGTGCGGTAGTTCAAGGCTGGATTGCACCACCAACAACAGTTACCGTTGGCGCAAGTAATGGTTTTAGTCAGTTCGGAGATTTACTTGCACCTGCAGGTGGTTTTGGAAATTCATCTAATGGACTTTCTGGTAAAAGAGGTTCAATGGGAAGCGGAAGTGGTGGTGGTGGCTCAGATGCAGATGCTACTTATAATAACGTAGCAAGCGCACCTCAAAATAATACTTTCTTAAATTCTTTTGGTGGGTATGGCGGAGCATTTGGAAACTTTGTTCAAAATTCTGCTGGTGGTGCTGGAACATCAGGAGGCGGTGCTGCTGCTGTATGGGGTGGTACAGCAGGTCCTGGTGGTAATGGAGTTTATACAGGCGGTGGCGGTGGCGGTGGTGCAAACGGTGGAGCAGCATCTGCGGGTGGTTCAGGAAAAGGTGGAATAGGTGGCGCTAGCGCTAGCGCTGGTGGCGGTGGAGCAGGTTACATTGCTGCTGGCGGAGCAGCATCTGGCGGCACTGGCGGTACTGGCGGCAATGGCGGTGGCGGTGGCGGTGGCTGCGGTCAAGGTGGAACAGCAGGCGCTGGCGGCGCTGGTGTTGTTTATGTTTACTACTAAGGAGAAATAATGAAAACTTTTGCAATAATTGCAGATAATCGTGTAATAAATATAGTTGTTGCCGATAATAAAGAAACTGCTGAAGCGGTTTCTTTTGAAGGTACTATTGCTGTTGAATGTTCAGTCAATGATTTAGTTAATGAGACATGGACTTATGACGGAACTAAATTAGTTCCTCCAACAATACAGGAACCAACTGATGACCAAAGCATGTGACCTAGCCAATGCTAGTACAGGTTTATTGTATTAATAATTAAATAAAAAAATAACCCCCAAAAGCCAAAAGCCAATGGGGGTATTTTTTATCCCTTAAATCAAATGATTAGGAAATTTCTTTAACCATTTATTCGTGGCACCGTTTTTTATAGATGACCATGAACTCCAGTCCTTACCGCCTTTTGTCATGTGAAACACGATTTGGGCATTTTTGACTGGGCTAAAGAGTTCAGCATTTAAATCAAGATTGAATTTGTCTTTTCTATCTGGACCTAAATTACCGATCATGTTGATCTGGAAGATTCCATATGAGGAGTCTCCCGTCTCAGCATTACCATTGAATGCAAATGGGCGACCATTAGATTCTGCCTTGGCAACAGCCCAAGCAGTCTTAAGACCTACCCCTTTAAACCCAACAGCCTTCAGTAATTCAACCAACTGGATGTCAGTCAAACTTGTAGCATCCGCATACTTTGCAAGTACTACATCAGTAGTAGGCTTAGAAAGCAAAAAAGCCGCTTTGTCGGCGGCAGGTGCAATCTGAGCGGTATTACTTAGTAAATTGTTCTTGGTAGCATAAGCACCATTCAAACCATTATTTAATAATGTAAGAGTGAGCAATGTTACAAGAACCCCCGATAGTATTTTGTTGTCTCTCAAGTTTTTCCTCCTAGACTACAAATGCTACTTTTCAGTAGCATAAGATAATTATAGCATGATTTAGCCTTTTGAGTCAAATATCAGCATAAATTCTTAAAATTATTTCTATTGCAAGTGGTATAATAATAAGACTATGGCTGAAACTCCTGTCTATGACATTCCGTATCCCACGAACTCTTCTCCAGTAGATGTTGCTGGTGATTTACAGGCTCTTGCTGAGCGTATTGAAGTAATTCTTCCTACAATTGGATTACCTTATCATACATTAGAAGTTGTAAATAATAGTGGTGTTTCTATTGCTAAGGGTGATCCTGTATACATATCAGGTTTTGGTACCAGCAAACCAAGAATAACAAAATCACAAGCAAGCACTATTGCAACATTTCCAGTAATTGGATTAGCACAATCTGCAATTGGTAATGGTAGTGATGGAGTTGTTGTTATATCAGGTGTATTTACTGACATTAATACTTCTTCATATTCTGTAGGAGCAAGACTCTATGTTGGTTCAAGTGGTGGGTTAACAACAACTCAGCCAATTACTGCTGAAACAAATTCTGGAGTAGTTGGTATTGTCGCAAAATCAAATAGCACTACTGGCATTATTCTTGTAGGATCTTTTAAAGGCAACGGTACGTGGGGATCAATGAAAGCAGGATTAGCATAATGGCACAATATAGAGGTTACGCACAATCTTTTACAGTTGGCTACGAACCACCAACAGTTACTTGGACAGTCGTTAAAGGCGACACAGCATCCTTTAGAGTATATGTTACAGATAATGACAGAAACCCACTAGATATAGAAAACTGGACAATTGCAATGGATATTGTTCCACCTAATACAAGCGTTCCAGTTGTAGAGTTGTCTCCTGGACCAACAGAAGATGATGGACCAGGTGAATTTACAGTTTCATTATCAGCACAAGAATCTGCAGAACTTTCAACAGGAGATAGATTTGATATTCAAATGTCTACTACTTCTCCAGTATCCGTTTGGACGGTTGCCCAGGGTACTATGGTAATGATTGATACCGTTACAGAATAATGCCAATAACTCAAGTATCTAATTTAGATACACATCCAACAGAGATAATTAACATAGATTGTAGAACAAGTTTTATAACGACAATAGATGCCCTTTGTACTGAGTTTGCTACAGTAATGCCATTTAGAATTAATTTTCAGACTATTGATATTGGTGGGTTTTCCCCGACAAATCCAGCCCCTATTGGCATTGCCATCATAGGATTTAATAACTACATTTTATGATATAATCAATTATTATGGCTATTATTAGCATCCCAGATTTAAAAGCAAAGTTTCAAGCGGGAGATTATCCACGCAGTGCTGATTACACGGATCTAATAGATACCCTTGCAAGCGATGTGCATGTTTCAGAATCACAGCCAAGCAATCCAACACTAAGTCCATTATGGTTTAATCCAGTTACATTAAATTTTTATATTTATGATGGAACAGAGTGGGTATCAATTGGTGGAGGAGCATCTGGAGCATCTGCATACGAGATAGCGGTTCTTAATGGTTATTCTGGTACAGAAACACAGTGGCTTGCTTCTTTAATTGGAGCAACAGGATCTACTGGAGCAACAGGATCTACTGGAGCGACTGGACCAGCGGGACCACAAGGCCAGACAGGGGCAACAGGTGCAACTGGAGCAGGTGTTGCAATCGGTGGAACAACAGGGCAATATCTTACAAAAATTGACGGAACAAATTATAATACTCAATGGTCAACATTAGATTTAAGTAATTATCAGCAAAAAGTTTCTGGAGTAAATGATACTGAAATTGGCTACCTAGATGGCGTAACATCTGCTATACAAACTCAGTTAAATGCAAAGGCTGCAACAGCAGATATCCCTGAATTAGCACAAGATGCAGTAGGCAACAGCCTTTCAAATTTATTTACATATAATGATTCAACAGGCGGACTTAGCATGGATAATGCAAAAGTCTGTGACTTTTTGCTTGATGGTGCAAGTGGTAATTCCTACGGTCTTATTGGAACATCAGCCTATCTAGATATTAAAAACACTAATGGATATAATAAAGAAATTGAATTAGATATAGCAGCAGTTAAGACGCAACTTAATATAGATGGATACTTAACTACATCAAGTACAAGCACTTTAACTAATAAAACTTTAACATCCCCGAAAATTAATGAAGACGTAGCAGTTACAGCAACTGCTACAGAATTAAATTATGTTGATGGAGTTACATCATCAATTCAGACACAGTTAGATAATAAAGTTTCTGCCGTTACACCTTTAACATTAACACAATCGTCAAGCAATGCTAACTACCCACTAACAATCTCCTCTGCTAACGAGCAGGGTGGTGGTGCAGGATTCTCTGACATTCTTAAGTTGGTAAACTCAAAATCTGGTGCTACTAATATAAATAAGCATTTCAGAATGAATTCTTCTGGTACTTTAGAAATAATTAATAGTGCTTATACTGCAAGCATTTTCTCAGTTTCAGATGATGGAACTGTCACATCAACTAATCTAGGTGAAACTGGCTGGACAACAGTAGGGTCTTTCTCAAATAACTTCGTGTCTGGTGGAAATGCTCCAGGCTATAGACGACTAAACAACGTTGTCTACTTACGAGGAAATGTTAATAATGGAACTGCTGGTCAGACAGCATTTACTTTGCCTTCTGGATATCGCCCAGCAACTGATTTTGTAGTACCTGTGCAGCAGTTCGGTACAGGAAACATAAGTTATGTAACTGTCTACACTGATGGTCGTGTAGTACCCAACTCAACATCTGGTTGGCTTACTGGCATACAATTCCCTATCGGATAATCACAGCATCTTTATTGATCAAATTACCATAAATATGATATAATCAATGATATGGCCGTCCTACCAATAAATCAATTAAAAGCAAAGTTTCAAACAGGTGATAGACCTAACGGAGAAGACTTTACTGACCTAATTGATACCACCGCATACAGAGCAGACTCTTTGGGTGGAGATGGAAACAACTCGGTCACAATCAACGGTATTGAATCAGCAACAGTATTTGACACAATAGATACATCTACCTGGAGAACAATCAAGTACATGGTTCAAATGTCCCATGCTGGATCTTCTTCATATAGAAGCGCAGAAATAAACATAGTTTTTGATGGTACCAATCAAAATATTACAGAGTTTGCCTCTGTTGCTAATACCAATAGCAATGTAGGAAATATCACTGCTAATTTAAATTCTGGTACAATTAGCATGACAGTTACACCAGCATTAAGCCCGATGACCATACGGTTCTACCGTACAGGTTTGAAGGCCTGACCTAAAGGAGAAGTAAATGGCTACAGTCGACAAAGCCTTTCGCATTAAAAATGGCCTCGTAGTTGAAGGCGCATCGGCTACCGTAAATGGATCAACAGTCCTTACAGAAGCCTCTACAGAATTTCTACAAGATACCACAGCAGCCATGTTTGATGGCTCTCAGAGCGGTATCTCGTTTTCATATAATGATACATCAGGAAAGATTACTGCAACAGTATCTACAACACCAACATTTGCAGATAGAATTACATTTGAAGGCGCAACACCTGATGATTATGAATTAACTCTTCTTGTTACAGAGCCAACACAAGATGTAACAGTAACCCTTCCAAATGCTACAGATACTTTGGTAGGTAAGGCAACAACAGATACTCTTACAAACAAAACTTTAACTTCTCCTAAGATTAACGAAGATGTAGTGCTTACAGCAACTGCTACTGAACTTAACTATGTAGACGGAGTTACATCAGCAATTCAAACACAGTTAGACGCTAAGTCAACAGCATCAAAAACAGAAACACTTACAAACAAGTCTGTTTCTCTTGCTACAAACACACTAACTGGTACACTTGCAGAATTTAATACTGCACTTGCAGATGCTGATTTTGCAACTATCGCTGGAACAGAGACTCTTACAAATAAAACACTAACAAGCCCAATTGTTTCAGGACTTGCTATTTCAGATTCAAGTATTGTGTTTGAGGGATCAAGCGCAGACAACAATGAAACTACACTTACAGTAACAAACCCAACTGCAGATCGTACAATTACTTTCCCAGATGTAACTGGTACAGTTGTAACAACAGGTGATACTGGTTCTGTTACAAATGCAATGCTTGCAGGATCAATTGCAAATGAAAAACTTACAAACTCTTCTATCACAATTAACGGTACTGCAACAGCACTTGGTGGATCAATCAATATCACTTCTGGAGTATCAAGCGTTAATGGAACTACCAGTCAAATTGCAGTAAGTGCAACAACTGGAGATGTAACACTATCATTTCCAAACGCAGTAACATTCCCAGGAACAGTTACTCTTAATGCAGCACCAACAGTAGACCTTGAAGCAGCAACAAAGGGTTACGTAGATTCTGTTGCACAAGGACTGGATATTAAGGCTTCCGTAAAGGCCGCTACAACCGAAAATGGAACACTTGCTACAGCATTTGATAACGGAAGTGTAATTGATGGTATAACTCTTGCAACAGGCGATAGAATTCTTATTAAGAATCAAACAGATGCAACAGCAAATGGTATTTACGTAGTTGCAGCATCTGGAGCACCTACTCGTTCAACAGATATGAATGCACCCGCAGAATTTCCAGGAGCATTTACATTTGTTGAGCAAGGAACTACAAATGCAGATACTGGATACGTATGTACTAACAACTCAGTAGTTGTTGGAACAACTGAAATTACTTTTGCACAGTTCTCTGGTGCAGGATCATATGTTGCAGGCAACGGTATAACACTAACTGGTAACTCATTTAGTATTAATACAGGAGTTACTGCAGATCTATCAACAGCACAGACATTTACAAACAAGACATTAACAAGCCCAACAATTACAACACCAGTTGTAACTGGACTTACATTAAATGACTCAAGTATTGTTTTTGAGGGATCAAGCGCTGATGATCACGAAACAACTCTTACAGTAACAAATCCAACTGAAGATCGCACACTTACACTTCCAAATGCTACAGGAACTATTGCGCTTACATCAGACATCACATCTGCAATTGATACATTTGGTGGTGCTGTAACTGGCGGTACAGGAATTAGCGCATCATATGCATCAACATCAGATATTCTTACAATTACTAACGTAGGCGTAACAAGCCTTGCTGGAACAACAGACCAGATTACAGCATCTGCATCTACTGGATCAGTAACACTGTCTCTACCACAGAGCATTGCTTCAACATCTAGCCCAACATTTGCATCACTTTCTGTTGGATCTGGATCACTTACAGCAGGCTCAGTAACTTTGACAGATGCACTTATTGGAACTGCAACAACTAGCGTAAGCACAACAAGTGCAACAGTAGTTGATACATGGTCAGCAACAACATACAGCACAGCAAAGTATATTGTTCAAATGACAAACGGAACTGACATTGAGGTTCTAGAAGTTCTAGTAACAATTGATGGCAACGACAATGTTTACTTAACAGAGTATGCTGATGTAATTAGCAATGCTCAAATTGGAACAACAGATGCTGACTTCTCAGGTGGTAACGTCCGCTTGTTAGTAACATCTACAAACGGTACTACAGTAAAGGTTCACAAGACGCTTATTGAAGCGTAATGTGGACTGAAGGGACAGTGAACTTCAGTGACGACTAATAATAAAGACTTTGTTGTAAGACAAGGACTTAAGGTTGCCACTGGAGTTACATTCCCTGATAACTCTGTACAGACTACAGCGTTTACTGGAAGTGCAATTACCGTTGGTAGTACATTTCCAGTTAGCCCATCAAATGGTGCAATGCATTTAGATACAAATACAAATAGAATTTATTACTATTATTCTAGTACTTGGTATGCAATGGCTAATTATGATGATACCGCTTCAGTTGTAAATCACACACATGAAACTGGTCTTGACGAGGGCGGATTTGTTAAAGATGTTTACACATATGCGGGAAATGGTACATCTGGACCATGGCTTGGCACCTCTTTAGACGGTGGCTCACCAGCCACTACATCCTTCACAATGACTATTGATGGAGGGGCAGCAGCATGACAAATTCTGCTATAATTAAACATAATATGGAGGTTTACTGTGTCTGTTAGAATTCAAATGCGTAGAGGTACAACATCTGAATGGAACAGCGCAGATCCAATTCTTAATGAAGGAGAAATTGGGTATAACTCAACACTTACTTCTTTTAAAATTGGAGATGGCGAATCTCTTTGGTCTGAATTAGACTATTATCAAGCAGCAGCAGATATTACTCCAAATGAAATTGGTGCAATTGCTTCTACAGAAAAGAATGCAGCAGATGGGGTTGCAGGTCTTGATGGAAGCAAAAATGTTATTACTGCTCTTTCAGTTGTTTTTGAGGGCGCTACTGCAGATGCCCATGAAACATTTCTTACTGTAACAGAGCCAGCATCAGACATAACAATAAATCTTCCAAGTACAGCAGACACCCTAGTTGGTCGTGCAACAACAGACACTCTTACAAATAAGTCAATATCTGGAGCAACTAACACTCTTTCTAATATTGGTAACGCTTCCTTAACAAACTCTGCTATTACAATAAACGGATCAAGCGTTTCTCTTGGTGGTTCAATCAGTATTGGTGATATTACAGGAATAACAACGGCTGCAGGTTCAGGTCTTTCAGGCGGTGGATCAAGTGGAGACATAACCCTTTCTATTGATACAGCAGTTACAGCAGATCTTACAACTGCTCAGACATTAACTAACAAGACACTAACAAGTCCATCTGTTGGAACATCTCTTACTACAGCAAGTACATCTTTTAATCTTTTGAATACAACCGCAACAACAGTTAACTTTGCTGGAGCAGCATCTACTATTTCAATTGGTTCGGTAACAAGCACTACAACAATAAATGACAGCCTTATTGTTACTGGAAATTTAACCGTAAATGGAACTACTACAACGATTGATACACAAACATTACAGGTAGAAGACAAAAATATTGTTCTTGGATATGGTTCTACATCAGATGTTGCTGTAGATGGCGGCGGTATAACATTAACTGGTGCAACAAATAAAACATTTAACTGGATAGACGCAACAGATGCTTGGACATCTTCTGAGCATATGAACTTAGTTACAGGCAAGTCTTACAAGATTAACAATACAGCAATATCAGCAGCCTTACCAGCCCTTACATG